CGTGGCGTGCGAACCTCATCGGCAAAACGCCGAAAGACGGCTACTGCCTTGTCTGCGTCCGCTGGCGCGGGCATGTGCTGGACTTGTGACGGAAGGGGAGACAGGAATGCAACTGAATCAGGCAATCGAACGCGCCTTGCGCGCAACGGAACACAGCGGACGATGGCACTGCGTCTTCCGGCCGGATATGCTGGAACTGCGCTACATCGTCGCACGCCAGGATGATTTGTGGACGGTGCGCGGGATGCTGGTGGCGAACAATGCCTGGGCGCGGTCGGAGCGGCTTCCGCTGGCGCTGGAGGATTTTGCCGCGTCGGACTGGCAGATGGAAATGTGCGACGAGGGGATTCAGGCCGGAACGCGCGACTGCCTGCTGTTCACGGGCAGCGAAACGCGGGTCAAAGACAGCGTGACGGGCAGGACGGCGCTGATCCCCATCATGCCGGACTTGCAGCGGGGACGGGCAGCGCTGGCGAACCAGCAGCGGTGAAACCGATGAGAAACACAGAAAGGGCGGGATAAACGCATGATTGATATGCAAACGTTCCTGTCAAACTTCCAAAGCGTCAAGAAGATTAGCGGGGGATACATGGTCAAATGCCCCTGCCATAACGATAAAACAGCGAGCTTGTCCGTTGGCATGGGCGAAAAGGGGATTGTGCTGCACTGCATGGCGGGGTGCGATTCCAGCGACATTGTGCGCGCACTGGGGCTGACATGGCGCGACCTCTGCACGGATGAGATGCAGCGCGAGTGGCAGACGGCGCATCCGGCAGGCGCTGCGAAAACGCAGCAGAAGACGCAGAAATCCACAAAACCCGCAGCGGAAATCACCACGAAACCGCCGAAAAAGATTCCTGCCGACCTCAACCGGCTCAAAATCGGGGGGACATATGCCCAAAAGGACGCACCGCCGGAAACCATCACGGCGATGTATGAGTACACCGATGCCGACGGCGCGCCGCTGCTGCGCGTGTACCGGACGGACAAGAAGTCGTTCCCGACGATTCACTGCGACGGCGGGAAGTGGTTTTGGGGCGACGGCGGGCGACACAATGTGCTGTATCACCTGCCGGAAGTGGTCAAAGCGGTGCAAGACGGCAAAAAAGTGCTGATTGTAGAGGGCGAAAAGGACGTGGAGACGCTCCGGACGCTCGGTTACGCTGCCACGACGAACAAGGGCGGCGCGGGCAAGTGGAGCGAGGAGCTGTCCAAGCACTTCAAGGGCGCGGATGTCGTCATCATCCCGGACATGGATGAGCCGGGCGAAAAACACGCGAAGCTCATCCTGCGCGAACTGCGGAACGATGCCAAAAGCATCCGCATCGTGAACCTCAGAAGGCAAAAGGCCACCCCCCTCCCCCCTAAGGGGGATATTTCAGATTTGGCGGGGGCACTCGGCGCGGAAAAAGCGAAGGGCGTTCTCGAAAATCTGATTGCGCTTTCGCCGGTGCTGGCGCGGAACATTGGCGGCGGCGACTACGAAGATTATTTCGTCGGCATCAGCGGTTGTCATGTGCGCTCTGGCTGCATCTTCAGTCCGACGGCAGAGGGCGATGAACGTCCGCTGAGCAATTTCGTCGCACTGCCGGTGGAGCAGGTGAGCATCGACGACGGCGAAGGTCAGCTGCGGCAGGAGTTCGTCATCGAAGGATGGAGCAGCACGGGCATGAAGCTCAAAGCGCTGCGCGTCCCGGCGGAATCGTTCGCGAAGATGAACTGGGCAATTGAGGGCTGGGGGCTGAACGCCGTCATCTACGAAGGCAACGGCGTGGCGCAGAAGCTCCGGCGAATCATCCAGAGTGCAGGCGTTGCCGCCGCGATTCAGCGCACGATGTATTCGCACACCGGCTGGCGCGAAATCGACGGGAAGGTCTGTTTCCTGCACGGCGGCGGCGCAATCAGCGCGGCGGGCGACGTTGAGGCGGACGTGCAGCTGGATTTCCGGCTGGGGCGGTACAGGCTGGACGGGCTGCGCGAAGGGGAATGGCTCGAAACGATGGGGCGCGAAAAGGCGCTGCCGCTGTGCCAGAGCGCGACACTGCGCCTGATGGATGTGGCGACGCTGCGGGTCGGTGTGCCGCTTGTGGGGTACTTGTTCCTGTCGCCGCTGACGCACTTCCTGCGGAAAGTCGGCCGGAAGCCAAGCGTCGTGCCGTTCGTGCGCGGGACAACCGGCATGGGCAAAACGTCCATCGTCACGCTGGCGATGAACCACTTCGGCTACGATTTCCGCTTCGAGGGCGATCAGCCGGGCAGCTTCAATGATTCCATCGCGTCAATGGAACGCAAGCTGTTCATCCTGAAAGATTTGCCGCTGCTGGTGGACGACTACAAGACGGTGGCGGATGCGCGGCAGATGTCGGCGCGCCGGGCGCTGGAAGAAAACATCATCCGCATGGTCTGCGACGGATTGAAGCGCAGCAGAATCTCGGCGGACATGACGGCACAGCACGACTATCCGGCACGCGGGCTGTGCATCCAGACGGGCGAAGAATTGCCCAGCGAGACCGGCGACAGCAACATTGCCCGCTTGTACGTCATCAACTTGGCGGCGGGGAACGTGCCACTGCCAACCAGCGATGCCGCGCCGGAGCGGAAAGCAGAGATGCAGGAACTCTGGCGGCTGGCGAAGGAGGGCGCATTGAACGAGAGTATGCGGGGCTACATTGCGTATCTGGCGGGGCAGGCGGACAAGCTGCCAGCCCGCCTTGATGCGCTCTACCGGGAGATGTTCGACGAAGCCAGCAGGCGCGTTTCTGGCACACATGCGCGCTTGCCCTCGGCAGTCGCGTACATCATGCTGGGTGTACGGATGATGGTGGAGTACATGGCGCAGCCGGGCGGCGTGCTGGACGGCGTGACGGACTTCGAGGAGGTCATGCGTCCGTACTGGGATGCCGTCAGCGCGAACAGTCAGGAGCAGCGCGAAGCCATGACCAGTCAGGCACCGACGCAGGTTTTCCTTGCGACGATGCGTGAACTGCTCATGTCAGGCAAGAGCGTTGTGCTTGATATGGGCATTGCGAATCAACCGACAACGCCGCCGATTGGGATGATTGGCTACCGTGATGCGGAAAAGTATTACTTCATTCCGGGTGCGGCTTACGGCGCGGTCTGTGAGAGCCTGCGGGTGCAGGGCGCGACGATGGCGGTCGGCAAGACCACGCTGCTGCGCCAGCTGGCAGAGGAAGGCATCAGCCAGCGCAGTACCAAGGGCGAAACGCTCCAGCAGGTTCGCCGCGGCGGGGTGCATGGGCGCTATCTTGTGGTTGCACGCAGCATTCTGGACGACGAAAAGACACCGGAGCAGGCGAAAACGCTTGCAAAGGGGCATCAGCTGGGCATGGAAGAAATCGACGAAATGCCGGACAATCCGTTCTGACGGGGAAAGGGGCGAATGCGGATGACGACGGTTGAAGCGCTGACCGCCAGCAAGAACACGCTGACGGCAATCCAGCAGATGGAGGACGTGATGAAGGCATCGGACAAGCTGCTGGAAGGGCAGGACACGCCGCTGATGGAAGCGCGGGAGGTCAGCATCGTGATGGAAATGCTGCACAACCGGGCGAGGCGCTATCAGACGGTTGCGTCGGCGGGCATGTGGGGGCTGAGTATGCGGGAACAGTGCGTCCTGCACAGCTACTACCTCTGCGGCAAGACAATCCGGGAAATTGGCGAAGCGTTTGGTCTGCGGGAACGCATGGTCAAGCAGATTAAATCGGACGCGCTGGCGAAGCTGGCGCAGAAAGAGGGGTAAACGATGGCGACAACGACGAAGTACACCTGCGATCGGTGCGGCAAGGAACTGGAAAAGGCGGGGGAGAAGGTCTACATCACATGGCTGGGGCACTTGCAGACGCATGTGGTGAAGGAACTCTGTCCGGCGTGTTTTGAGGCGACGCTGGGCATGAAAGTGCCGGAGGAGGCGCAGGATGAATAAGACGATTCTCATCGGCAACCTGACGCGTGACCCACGAATCTCGATGACATCTTCCGGCAAGCGCGTGGCGCAGATGGACATTGCCTGCAACCGCGCTGGCCGCGATGGTCAGCAGACGGCGGACTACTACCAGATTTCGTTCTGGGAAGAGCGTGCGAAGCTGGCGGAAACGCTGCACAAGGGCGACAAGATTCTGGTGGAAGGGAGGCTGACGGCGCGCGGCTATCAGGGCAAGGACGGCACGATCCGCGCCGCGCTGGAAATGAGCGACCCGCGCTTGGAGTATCTTTCGCCGCGCCGGGCGGTGCAGGAGGACGCGCCGACTGCGCCGGTTGACCCGGAAAGCGGCATGGAACAGGCAGAACCGGACGACTGCCCGTGGTGACATAGAAAAGCGCCTGCTGTGCTGGGGAACACAGCAGGCGCGGGGAAGGTCACTTGATCTCAGCGGTCAGCATTTCTTTGAGCCGCCCGGCGCTTTCGATGATTTCGAGAAGCAAAGCGTCGTCGATGCGGTCGGTTTTCGATTGGAAGTTGCTGCGCTGGCAGATGATGTTCAGCGCTTCACCAATCAGGTCAACTTCTTGAAGAATCTGTTTTGTGTCCATCATAAAAATACCCTCCTATATTCGCAAAATCTTGACTTTTTGCGTCCGGGATGGTATGATGGAAGAGAATTTCATACCGTTCCGGACGCATGTTTGGACGTTGTGACTTTCGGGATAACGTGACTGTTGGTCTTGGTAGGAGTGGCAGTCACGTTATTTTTTTGTCTCAGCGTAAAGCCTTTCAATCCCCATGCGAAAAACTTCTGGTATATTTGTTCCGAAATGCTGTGCAAGCTCTTCGAGTTTTTTCGCGTCTTCTTCGTTCATACGGATGCAATAGCGTTTCGTCTTGGGATTTTCGACTTTTGGCCGCCCTGTTCGTGGACTCATTCAATCACCTCCCGTGTGCCACAACGCCATTATAATAAATGTCAGCTTAAAAGTCAATAGAAGCCGCGAATTTTTGCTGACATTTATTCAAAACCCTCTTGACAATGGTGTAACACCATGCTATAATAGAATCATCAAACAGGAAAGGAGGGAAAGCCAATGAGCCGCAAGCAGCAGAAACGCCGCAGCGAGAACGCCACTTCCACAAAGCTGGTTCTCGCTACGGCGCTGGTGAATCTGGTCGCCGCCGTTGTGAAGCTGATTTCTGAGCTTCTCAATCGGTAACAGATTCGCCGGGTACGGGGGCGCAAGCCCCCGTACCTATCTGGATTATATCATAATCGCTCATTGGTGGCAAGTATGGAAATCGCATTGGACGTGATTCAGGTTGTCCTCGCTGCGGTTCTCGTTGTGCTGGTCTACAAGCTCTACAAGAAGCAATGAGACTGACACCGAGAAAGCGCACGGACGGTCACATCACTGCTTACTTTGCGACGGTCGGCAGCAAAGAAGCGCGGGATGCAGGGTTTATCCGTCCTGACGGAAAAAGCCGCATCCTGAAAAAAGTGGTTGACGCTGAAAAGGGAACGCTGACTTTCCAAGTGGATTGGGAAGCAGAGAACAATCGAACCGACCTGTGACACAGAAAGAGGATGGCTGCGAACCATCCTCTTTTTGTGTGCAGTTATTTGCTGAACAGGTCGCTGTGCGTGCCTGTCCGCGCCAGCGTCAGCACCAAAACGTCGTCCTCGATGCGGTAAATCAGCAGCCAGTCGGGTTGAATGTGGCACTCCCGATGCCCGACCCAATTGCCGGTCAGTTCGTGGTCGCGGTTTTCGGGCGGCAGCGTTTCGCCGTTGGCCAGCATGGCGACGATGTTTTCCAGCAGCTGAATCTTCCGGTTGCGCTTCATGGCGAGCTTGAAATCACGCTTGAAGGCAGAGGTGAACTTGACAGTCAGCTTTGTTCCTTTCACTTTTTCAGCTCTGCGAAAAGTTCGTCAAGGTCATGGTAGCCCTTCACGGACGGGTCTTTCGCAATCCTTTCTGCTTCCAGCATGGCGGCAATGGTGTCCTTGCTGGGCTGGTTGAGAGTGATTTCAAACGGGATGCCGCCGTCGCGGATGGACTGACGAACGAAAATGTTGAACGCCGTGGAGAGGTTCATTCCCAGTTCTCCGAAAAGCGCGTCCGCCTGCGCTTTCAGGTCGCTGTCCATGCGGATGTTGATGTTGGTGGTGGTCATGTTGATGCAACTCCTTTCTGACAATACTATTATACGCAATTTGCACGAAAAATGCAACACATTGCACGAAAAAACATGAGCAAATGAAGAAACACCTTGCGTGCATGGATGGTGCAGACGCTATGATGAACAGGAAATGGGGAGGATGTGTATGGCAGGAGATTGCAGCAGATACCGCGCCGCGTACAACTCGCAGCGGATGCGTGGGCAGATGGCGGGAGCAGAACAGACGGAGAGAATCGACACGTCGCTGCTGTATGACCCGGCGCAGATGAGCCAAAAGCGGCTGCGCGAAATGATTTGCCGCAACGGACACCGTCTGGAGGATTGCAGCGCCTGTCCCGAATTGTGCGGATACGGGCGCGAATGGCTGCGCAGAAAGGGGGAGAATGGCGATGTTCAGGGAAAGAAAGCTGACGGATGACTTCTGTTGGAAAGGCATCTGGGCGAGCCAAATGGGCGTTATCGTTACCCAACAGGCGCAGTACCATCGACCGGCGCTGCGCAGAGAGGCAATCACTGTGCCGGGCAGGTCGGGGACGCTGCGCCTTTTGGGGAACGATGCCTATGAGGATGTTGTCTACGCACCGGCATGTGCCATCGTGCCGGAGGCGGACTGCGAAAGCGTCTGGGCGTGGCTGTGCGGGCGCGGCGAGGTGATCTTCGGCAGTATGCTGGATTATGTTTTCGACGCGGAACTGTCAGAAGCGTTCGACTGCTCCGCATTAGCGGAGGGACATCCTGGCAGCTACACGATTTTTACGCCCATCTTCACTTGCAATCCGCTGCGGCGCAGTGCGATTGCAGAGCCAATGACGGAGATTTCTCCAACGGGTGCGGCGGGGTTCAATCAGGGGAACATTGCCGCCTATCCGCGAATTGAGCTGGCGATTCCGGAAGCGGGGGAGGTCACGCTCACCATTGCAGGCAACGCGCTGCGTGTGCAGGTGAGCGGCGCAGGGAATCTTGTGCTGGATATGGAAACCGGCGTTGTCTGTGATGAAACCGGAGCGCCGTCGCCGATTGCGAGGGAAATGAGCGGAAGCCGTCTGACGCTGCCGGTCGGCGAATGGAAACTGTCCCTGAGCGGTAATGTGACAGGCGGCGCGATGGACGTGCGAACGCGCTGGGTGTGAGGGGCAAGCGATGAATGATGTGATTCGAGTATACGATGCCCGTGATGCCGACTGTGCAGGAGCAGGGCTTGGTGTCATCAGCCCAACGGAGTGCGAAGTCACGGAGGCAGCGGGCGGGGATTATGTGCTGACGGCTGCCATTCCCATTGCAGACGGTACGGGCTGGGAGCTTGCCCTGCTGGATCGGCAGGTTGTGGCGACTGTGCCGGTGGGAGCGGCAAGAAAGCGCCAGCGCTTCCGCATCCATGCGACAACGGTGCAGGACGGCGGCTTGACGATTGCAATTCAGGCGCGTCATATTACCTATGACCTGAGTTACTATGTTCTGCATCAGGAAGAAGAAACGACGGAGAAGATTTCCGCCAGGGAAGCAGGCGAAAAGCTCTGGAACGCCATCGAGGGTGGCGCTGGCGCGTTTGCCCTGCACATCGAGTTGGACAAGCAGCTGCGCATTTCGTGGGGGCGAATCAACGTCATCCGTGCATTGCTTGACCAAACGGGCGGATTCGTGCGCAAGGCGCGGGCACGGCTGCTGCGAGACAATCAGGATATTTACCTGCTGCCGTCGGATGTGCTGGACAGCGGGCTAATTATCCGGCGCGACGTGAATTTGACGGCGCTGTCAGTAGACCGGGACACGACGGAAACATACACGCGCCTGATCCCGACGGGACAGGATACAAACGGCGACGTGATTTATCTGCCGGAGAAGAACGTCGACGCGCCGGAAATTGACGAATACGCAATGCCGCGTGTGTATACATGGGCGGTGTCGGGCGCACGGGTCGGGCAAGAGCGCACGCGGGACGATGGCACGAAGGAAGCGCTGACGCTGGAGCAGGTCTATGACTTGCTTCGAGATGCAGCGCAGGAGAAGCTGGATGCCGGTGTAGGCGCGCCAGAGCAGTCGGGGACGGTCGAATACATCGACTTGAGCCGAACGGAGCAGTTCGCAACCCTTTTTCGTCTGCAAGATGCGTTTCTCTACGCGCAAATCACGGTCGAGAACGCGCTGACTGGATTCCGACTGAAAAAACAGGTCAGCGGGTACACCTGGGACGTGCTGGGGCAGCGATATACGCAATTGAAGCTGGGCGATCCGTGGACGGATGGCGGCAAGGACAGCTTTGTTACATCAAGCCAGCATGATTCCGCTATGCAGGCGTTGACGATTTCGCAGGAGCAGTTCGATGCAATGCTGAAGCGCCATGCCGTGGCGGTAGAGGACAACAAGCAGAAAACCTCGGATGTCGAAATCAAGCTGGATGCAGCAAAGGCAGAAATCGACCTTCGGACGACAAGGCTGGAATCCGACCTTGGCACGCAGAGGGACAAGACGAATGCGGCAGAGGTGCGCATCAGCGCGGCGGAAGCTGCTATCGAACAGAAAGCGAGCAGTCAAACTGTCGAGGGCATGAACCAGCGGCTGAGCCTTGCGGAAGCGAATCTTGATGCAGCGCAAGCAGCGATACAGCTCAAAGCCAGTCAAAACGACATGGACGACGCCCTGCGCAGGCTGAATGCGGCGGAAATCAACATTGACGGCGCAAATGCCGCTATCGATCTGAAAGCGGACAAGAAAGTGACAGACACGCTGGGCAATCGCTTGATGGAGGCGGAGGCATCCATCAAGGCCGCGAACGGCGCAATCGAACTGAAAGCCAGCAAGACGGATGTCGATGGGCTGGCGACGCGCATGAGCAACGCAGAAGCGTCGATTGATGCGGCGAATGCGGCAATTGACCTGAAAGTCAGCAAAGACGGAATCATCAGCGCCATCAATTTGAGCAGCGACGGAGCGGTTATCAGCGCCAACAGAATCGACTTGTCCGGCTACACGACGATGAGTGATTTCAAAGCACTGTCCGGCGAACTGGATCGCATAAAATCGGGTACGGCAACGATTGACCGGCTGAGAGTGGGGACGCTGGTGGCTGATGCTGTCTCCGGCCCGAAATCCATCAACGCGGACAATGGGTGGTTCGGTGCGGTGCATGTCGGAGAAACGGCGGTTGCGCAGCATACGCTGACAATCGGGGGAACATCGTGCCAGTTCTTTGCACCTGCCGATGCAACTTTTGACCTGAGCGACATGCCGGGCTACGATGATGCTCTGGATGCCGCGAGGAGAGAAGGAGCATCATCGGTGCATGTGCAAGCGCTGGAAACATACGGAGAAAGCTACTATGCAGCGACAAAGACGGTCATGGCAGACCTGGACATCACGCTGAGCAACAGGGAGACAAGCCAGCATTCGGTGTCAGTCGATGCGTCTGGTGCGTACAGCGCGGGTCGCAGCGACGTGACCATTGGCGAAATCACCTGCGTAGATATTAGTGCGGGTGCTGACACGGGCAGGGTTCGCGTGACCGTTAAAATTAGTAACGGCAAGACGAAACAGCAAGTCTTTACGTTTGCATAAAACAGGGGGGGAATTGAATGGATGAGCAGGAAATGCAGCGACTTTTGGATGCACTGCGGCGGCTGCACGTCAGCGACGAACCGGCAGGGAATGTACGTTTACTGACGGTATGTATTGACTATCTGGTGGCGGGAATTTCCAAGGTTCAGCAGGAGAAACAGAAGAAAGAAGGGGGAAAGACGTGACGATTACAGCACGGCTTGCCTATCAATTGAACCTTCGACGCGGGATGCAGAAGGTACTCCTGCCTGTGTTTGCTTCAGGTGATTCGTTGGCGCACGAAATTGTGCTACAATGCGGGGTAAACGAAAATGTGGCACTAAACGATGCCAGGGTGTCTGCTACCTTTACCAGAGCGGACGGAAAAACAATGAATATCACGGGAACTGTGGCGCAGGACAAAATCAGCGTTCTGCTGCCGCAGTTCTGCTATGCAGTTCCGGGACGTTGCCTGCTGACGATTAGCCTTGAGCAGGAAAACCAGAAAGTGACGGTGATGTATGCACGCGGTGCGGTGCTGACCGATACTTATAATAAGCCGGAACAGCCGACGACAAACGAGACGGCGCTTCTTGGAATGGCGATTTTGGGGAAAATGCGTTTGAATTACAGTTGAGGGGGGAGAAAAATGTCATACCAAAAGCAGAACTTCCGCGATGGGGAAGTGCTGTCGGCGGAGCAGTTGAATCGAATGGAAGAGGGCATTGCAAAGCTCGAAACCAACATGATTACCGCCGAAGAGCCTACATCATCCGAAGATGTCCAGTCTTCCGTAGAATCCATCCTGAAATCCATTGAGGACAAGGGAAACAATATTCTTGCGCAGATTCAGCAGAACGGCGGCAAGGGGCTGAACGTCTACTGCTGGGGCGACAGCCTGACCCAAGGCATTGGCGGCAACGTCAACGGCTGGCATCTTATCAGCTACCCGCAGGTGCTTGCAGAGCGCTGCAATGCCGTCAACCTCGGCATTCTGTCTGATAATGTGCCTACCATTATGGCGCGAATGGGCGCGGATGCGATTCTGCTGCCCGCCTGCACGATTCCGGCAAGCTCCTCGGAAAGCGTCGTTGTGGGCAACACCACCAACGGTATGTCGCTGGAAAGCGGCAGAACCGCCCATCTGCTGAAATACGGCGATTGCGGAATTAACCCTTGCTATGTGAATGATGTGCCGTGTGTGCTTTTCCGCGATTATGCCAGTGATACGACGGATGGACAGAACATCCGTATCCGGCGGCTGGAGGATGGCGACGCGCTAACCGTGGCGGCGGACACGAAGTTGACTACCTACGGCGCGAAGCACTACAAGGGCAACGGGCTGCACATTTTCTGGATGGGCGCGAACGGCGGATACGGCTCGGACGCGCAGCACTCAAATCTCGACTTTAGCGATTATGTGGAGCAGCTGCAAAAGTGCGTCGATTACGTCTCCCCCGCTGACTATCTGATTGTCTATGCGCGGGAACGCAAGGGATACACGCAGAACGAGGCGGAAGAAATTGCGGTGCTGAAGGAGACGTTCGCGGGGCATCTGATTGACCTGTTGCCGCAGCTTTGCGACCGCGGCTTGCTGTACGCGGAAACGTCGCAGTGGGACGGCACGAAGAAGAACGGCGTGCCAACAGTGCTGGACAGCGGGGACGGCTGCCACTACAGTTTCTATGGCTACATGGCGATTGGCAAGATTATCTGGGAATATGTCGCGCCGCGCGTGCTGAACAAGACGACGAGCAGCGGCGGCACGGATACCCCCGACACCCCGGTTACGCCCGTGGTAGACAGTGACGAGATTGGCAAATGGGCGTACAAGCTGAAATCACCCAAGAACCTCATCAGCGGCAGTTTGGCTATCAATACGGGCTTCAAGCCCTTCGCGGAGGGCGCGACGACGTGGACGATTGCGGTCAAGTTCGCCGACGGGCTGACCGCGGCAGATGCGACGCAGTGGGGCACGCTGATGTTCTGCGAGGTGGAGACCAGCAAAACGCAGCTGAAAATCGCCACACTGGACAGCGGCACGCAGTATCCCGAATGCAATGTCATGTGCAACAGCGGCGGCTTCGCCATCAGCACCGAACAGATGGGGCTGACGCTGTACGACAACGGCTACCACACGTTCGTCATCACCAAAAACGACGGCGACTATACATTCTATCTGGACAACAACAAGCTCTACAACGACAAGCTCGGCTATCCGCAGGCGGGCAACGGCGACGACCCGCTCTACATCGGTGGCTGGGGCAGCGGATGGGGCATGGTCAAGGGTACCATCATGGATGTGCGCATCTACAACCAGTGCATTGACGATGCCGCCGTGGATACCCTCAACAGCATTTTCGCGGAAGCGTAAGGAGGTGACAAGCATGGCAAAAATCAAAACCTTGAAGCAGGGCGGAGAAGAGCTGCTCCCGCGGACGCACGTCAAGGCGGTCATGGATGAGAACGGTGAAACGCTGGAAGCGAAACTTACCAAAGTCAATGAGCGTTTGGACGCCTGCGAAAATGGCGGCAGTATGAGCGGACAACTTGTCGGTAGCGCATCCGGCACGTCTGTTTCTGTCTCAGACGCGCTCGCCGCTCCCCTAATTGGATTGCACGTCATGGGCAAAAGCACGCAGGACGGCGTTCCGACCCCGACCGCGCCCGTGCCGATTGTCAGCGCGGGTGACGGCGGAACGGTGGCGGTCACGGTGTCGGATGGCGCGAACAATTCGCAGACGCTGACGCTGCAAACGCCGAACGCACTGCCGGGCATCCCGGTCACATCCGGCGGGAACTACACGGACGAGAACGGGCAGCAGTGGGTCTGCGATGAGGTGGATTTGGCGCGCGGGGTGTATGTGCAGCGGGTCGCCAAATTCAAGCTGACATCTTCGATGAAATGGATGAAGGCTGGAACCAATGTTGACCGCTATTTTTGCACGTTCGACGGCATCGATGCAGCAGGAACATTCTGCACGCATTTCAGTGCTGCCATCAACAGTGAAACCGTAGGCGGCATTGCTACCAGCAGCAGCAATGTCATCGGTTTCGCTTACGCGGAAAGGGGCACGACGACCGTCGATGACTTCAAGGCGTTCCTCGATGCGAACGAGGTATATATCTATGTACCGCTTGCAACACCCGTCGAAACCGCTCTTTCCGCCGCTGAAATTGCCGCGTACAAGGCGCTGACCACCTACGCCCCGACGACCGTCATCAGCGTGAGCGATGGTGCTGGTGCGACGGCGACGTATCAACGTGATGTATTCCTTGTGATTAAGCGCTTGGAGGAAGCAATTGCGTCTACGGCGCGTGGCTCGATGTCGGCAAATTGAGGCTTCCGTCGAATGCGAAGTCACGCTTATCAGCGGGTATCAGGACGCGAGCGGCACGCACGGGCGCTTCTATGAGGGCACGCTGCATTCGCTCCGTGTGTACAAGGGTTGCATGACGAAGGAAGTGTGTCAGGCGTGGGTGAACCAGGCGGAATAAAGCAAGTTTGTTGCGAGAAGTTGCAACAAGCTTGCGACTGGAGGAGAAATTGCATGGGCAATAAGCCAACAACCATCATCGACTTGGCGCGGGCACATCTGGGCGACCCGTATGTCTACGGCGCGTGGGGCAGTCCGTGTACGCCGGAGCTGCGGCGGAAGTATGCGCGGCTCAATCCGTCGCACGCGGGCAACATCACGAAGAAATGTCAGGCGCTGAATGGCGGCGGGACAAGCTGTGCTGGATGCAAGTGGCAGGGTGCGCTGGCGTATGACTGCCGCGGCTTCACGCACTGGCTGCTGAAGCAGGTCGGCATCGAGATTGCCGGAGGTGGCGCAACGAGCCAGTACAACACCATTTCCAACTGGGCAGTGCGCGGAAAAATCGCGGATATGCCGGATGTGGTCTGCTGCCTGTTCCGCCAAAGCGGAAACAAGATGGAACATACCGGGATGCACATCGGCAGAGGACAGGTTATCCATTGCAGTGCTGGTGTGCAGACCGGCAGCATCGGACAGGGCTGGACGCATTACGCCGTGCCGGTCGGTCTGTACTCGGCGGATGAAATTCAGAAAGCGGGGCGAATCAAGGTGAGAAAGACACTGCGGAAAGGCGCAAGCGGCGATGAGGTGCGAGAGCTTCAGACGATGCTTGCAGCGTGTGGCTACGATGTCGGCGCGGTGGATGGCGTGTTCGGCAGCGCGACGGAGGGCGCGGTGCGTGCGTTCCAGACGGCGAAGGGGCTGACGGTAGACGGTATCTGCGGCACAGCAACGTGGGCAGCACTGGATACGGCACAGAAGCAGCCGGATGGAGATATGCCTACGAAAGAGCCGGATGCGTGGCGGGCGAAGCTGGAAGCGCTGCGGGATAGTCTCAGAAGTGCGCTGGAAGTATTGGAGGAGGTACTGAACAATGCGGTGGGATGATGTGATTAAGTGGATTTCGGCGGCAGTAGGCGCGATTGCGGGCGCGGTCGGCGGCGCATGGACAGGCGCGCTGACGTGCCTGCTGGCGCTGAACGTGGTGGATTACATCAGCGGACTTATCTGCGCGGCGCTGGGACGCAGCACCAAGACGGACGGTGGGCGGTTGTCCAGCACGGCGGGCTTCATTGGTCTTGCGCGGAAAATGTTCATCTGGGTGCTGATTCTGGTGGCGACGCTGGTGGACAGGTACGTCATCGGTACGGGCGTGAGCTGCCAGACGGCGGCGGCGCTGTTCTATATCGCGAATGAGGCGCTGTCGATTATCGAGAACTGCGGGCTGATGGGGCTGCCTGTTCCGGCGTTCCTGCGGAAGCTGCTGGAAGTGCTGCGGGATAAGTCGGATCAGGGCGAGGACAAGTATTTGCCGGAAGATCAGGCAGGACGCGACGAGTGACTAACGCGACAAAGGAATAAATACGGCGGTGCAGCAGATGCTGTGCCGCTTTTTTGGTGGGAAAGGGGATTGATAGGCATCCCCCCCCTGCCATGAGAAATTGAAAGAAGGGTTCAGAAAACCGGCCTAACTCAGACCAATTTGCGTATCAGATAGGGGCGAGGGACGGAGGAGGGGACTTGGAGAAAGTATCAGAAAATCTGCTACAAAAAATAATTCTGCTACAAAAAGTGATACACCGATAAAAGTAGGAAGCGATTTTAAGAGTAGCAGAGTAGTATTTATTTTCAGATGCATGTGATTTGTATGTGCAACGCGTGTGCGTGCGTACATGCGCGTGTGCTGAATGCAGGGGGGTGTATAAAAAGTGCTACTTTGATATTTTGATACACAAAAGGCGGCAACCTGTTGAAATAAGCGAGTTTCTTATTGAAACAGGCTGCTGTGTCTTTCGAGAAAAGTGATACATGGCAAGGGAAAAACGTGACACGCTCAAAAACAGCAAAACAGATGCGGAATTGTCTGGGTGGAAACAGTGAAGATACGCTGACTGGCAATGAAACTCAAAGTGGCACACATGGACGCAGGAGGCCGGAAATGGTGCGCCCAGCGCCAGCAAAGTCGAATCATGCAGATGTTGGGAAATAAATTGCCCGTAAAACACAAAAAAAGAAGTGATTTTACAATCACTTCCAACGTCTGGGTGAGAAGATTCGAACTTCCGGCCTCTTGAACCCCATTCAAGCACGCTACCAAACTGCGCTACACCCAGTCATGTTCCGAAGGTTTCGACTCTCGCCGAAGGGGTCAACCTTGCGAACAAAACTAATTATAGCATGTTTCCAGCGCCCTGTCAAGAGGGAAAATGTCTTTTTTTATGATTTTTTGCGAAGTTCGGCGGGAAAGCAGCAGAAACTGCTGCGGAACTTAAACCTTTTTGCCGCTCTGCACGTCCTCCATCAGCTTGTCGAGGTACTGAATAATCTTCTGCGCGTCGTTGCATTCCTCCGCGTAATCCTTGATTTGCTTGAGAAGCTCATTGAAACGCTGATTTGTCAT